TTAAATTTTATCCGCGTGGTGCATCAGCACAAATTTATCCCACAACTGTTCTTCTGTCTCGACATGCGCCGGATCTTTCACAATAGTATTGGGGATCGGGCACACCTTCTGGCAGGTTGGTGTCTCGTAGTGCCCTACGCATTCGGTACACTTATCGCTGTTAATCTCGTAGATATGATCTCCCATTGAAATCGCCTCATTCGGGCATTCGGGTTCACACATATCACAATTAATACAGCGTTTAGTAATTAGTAAAGACATTTCAATGGATTACCGTTAAATCATTTTAAAATCAGTAAGTTGTATCGAGTTTGTATGCTTTACTGTCATTAACCTACTGTATGTTGATCCAGTGTATTTAACCTTGATAAACTCAGTCCAGCAACACAAAACCGCAACACATTGCATTTTGTCCCGTAGAAAAGACTTGTATGTGTGAGCTTGTTTTCTGCGCCTACGCAGATAAGGATTGAGAATGCCGCGCACTGTAACACATAATCCGGATAGCCCCAATAATGACGATGTTTTAGCCGCATCTGAAAAATGGGACGCCTGTAAACCCCCCTATACCAGCGCACACATGAAAATCTGTGTTGCTGCCGCCAAAATCATCCTCGCTGCTTCCGGCGTGGCTCGCCGTTCCAAATACGAAAAAGAGAACTATCTCCGTATCGATTTCAGCAAAGCCGGTAAGGTTACATTTTACGCCGAGTTTCCAAAAAAGATGGGCCTCAAGGGTAAAAAGCTCGGCGAGTGGCCGGAGCTCGCTATCCAGCTGGCGCGCGAAAAAGCGCTAGGTATGGCTGACGGTGGCTTGCGGGCAGAGTCCGTACATGCAGCGCTGGAAATGTACCGGGATGACCTCAAAGCCAAAGTCGCCCGGCAGAAGCTGAGCCCGGACAGTTTCACAACCTACGGGGTGCGTATCGACCGGATTAAAGCAACGTTCGGCGAGCGTGAGGTGTTCAGCGACGTAACATACAATCGGCTGGTGGAAGTGCTGGACGAGTGGATCGCCACTCGCTCGAACAATAACGCCCTGGAGTTGTTTGCCGAGCTCCGTCGGTTCTGGAAGTTCTGCGCACCTACTCTTTGTAACGGTCGCAATGTTGCTGCCAGTCTGCCAGATGATTATGTTTCCTCCCGCGTACAGAAACCCACCCCCACACGGCTTTTTACCGATATTGAGTCAATCGCCCGGCTCTGGCTCAATGTTGCCGCCTGCACCTCTGTACACCAGAAGAATGCTGTTCGCTTCATGATCATCACCGGCGTTCGTCCGATTAATGTCCATAACCTGCGCTGGGACTACGTTCACGAGGAGACTGGCGAAATTGTTTATCCTGAAGGGGTTATCGGCATGCGAGGGGCTATGAAAACACAAAAGGCTTTCCGCCTGCCAATAACGCCGGAGATCCGGCGGATTATCGACGAGCAGAAAGCATGGCGTGATTCAGTTCCTGAGTGCAACAGGGATTATGTATTTTTGCAGCCGCGTGATCCAATGCAGCCATTTTCAAAACGATCACTGGATAAGCTAGTGAAAACATACAGCCCGGATGGGGCTGTAAAAGGAATAAAACATGATGGGACTGTTAAAGGGAAAGACGGTGCATTTAATACGATGTGCCGTAAATTCCTTAAGAGCAATGTTATTGCCTTGATGAAGGAAAGAGGCTATTCCCGATCAGACCGAAGGGAAATCAGCCTCCTTTGCCTTCACCACTCCAGCAAGTCAGATGACCCGATGGCAGAACATTACGACTTTTCTGATGAGATTTTGCAGGAAGAGATTGCGTTAAAGCGCGAAGCTTTCGAGGCTCACGAGCGGAGCATACTTGCGCAGGTGGCATTGCTACGGCGGCGAGGTTAATACCGGCTGCGACACTTTTGAATAAAAGCGTCGACATTGCGGCGCTCATAACGAACTACTTTTGCACTGAAACGAATTGGTGCCAGGATAGCCCGATGACGATGCTTAATATTCCACTCACATAGCGTTTTCTGTGTAATACCTAACTTTTGGCATACTTCATCCGGGGTGAGTAAATCGTCGGGTTTCTCGCTCATGCTATACCTCTCTTTTTCATGGCATCGAGCAGGATGTCCTGCACTGTTCGTTTTGAGTTGCGCCGCTCCATCACCATTTCGTCCATAGTGTCGGCAGCAATAATGTGGTGAATAAATACCGGACGATTGTGTCCGGCCTGTATCTGCCTGGTGGGGCCGATACGTTCAATAATTTGCTGATATTGCTCCAGGTCCCACCAGTGTGAGAAAAATACCAGTATATTTCCGCCGTCCTGCATGTTCAGGCCGTGGCCCGCGCTGGCTGGGTGTGCAAAGAGAACAGGAATCTTTCCGGAATTCCAGTCGCGCAGTGTCTGTGGATCCTGGTCGAGGTGACGACCGCGAGGGAATGCTTTAAGCAAGCGTTCAAGATCGTGTTTCCAGTGATAAGCAACCAGCACAGGTGCGCCAGCTGCTTCGGTCAGTATGCTGTCCAGCGCCTGTAGTTTGGTGTCATGCAGTTCTGACCAACTTCCGGTGTCGTCTGTGTATACTGCGCCACTGGCGATTTGAAGACACTTCAGTGTCTTTGCCGCGGCGTTCGGTGCTTCGATGCCTTCGCCATTCAGCTCGAGGAACATTTCCTTTTCCATTTCACGATACTGCTGACGGGCCTTCGGCGGCATATCCACGCGGATTACGTTATGGATGGGGTCTTTGATATCGAACCAGTCGGCCGCATCCAGCGAGAGGGTCACATCGGCTAACGCTCGCTGTATTTCAGCCTGTGAGTGAGCAAACGGCTCCAGTTTGGTCCAGCTCTGCCCCGGAAACTGTATCGAGTTGAACCAGCGTGAGGTAAACGCGCCGTAAGTGCGCCCGAGACGTTGCCCCTGGTCCACAAACCACAATTGTCCCCACAAATCTACCAGGCCGTTCGGTGCTGGCGTACCGGTGAGATTTATCCAGCGCTGGACATACTTATGCGCCACTTTTCCCAGCGCCGCCGCGCGCTTACCACCACCTCGCAGCCGGAAGGATTTTAGCCGGGTGCTTTCATCTGGAATGACAGTACCGAACGGCCATCGTTCTCCCAATTCCTCAACCAGCCAGACAAGGTTATCGTAGTTGATGGTGAACACGCTCGCGTTGCTGTTCGCCAGCGCTGCAGAGCGCGCTTTGGCGTTACCAACAATCGGCTGCACCTCGATATTGCGCAGATGCCCCCATTTCAGCGCTTCATCCGGCCATGTGCTTGCTGCAACGCGTAGCGGCGCGAGGACCAGCGCGGGCTGTGTCTCTGAGCCCGCCATGAAAAGATCTTCCAGCGTGGTGAGTGTCGCTACGGTTTTACCCATCCCCATCCCTGCCCAGATGTTGCAGCGGGAAATACCTATTTCGTGGTTGATAATTAGATCTTGGTAGGGGCGAGGCGTGAAAATTTGTCCCATAGTATTTTAGCCAGTAGGGCGCGGGGTAATCCCGCGCAATAATGTCAGATTAGATCGGTGTAGTAGGTGAAGTTGCCAAACTGCGGATGTGTCCAGCGCTTGCGGTTACCTTTCGGCGGTGTCGATTCGTTTAACAGCTTTTGAGCTGCTTGTTCGATCGCCGGAAGGTTAACGAGCAATCCCCGAACACCGGTGTCTGAACGTACCGGTATCCTGGCGAAGCCGATCAATTTCCGGCATGTTGAATCAGATAAACCTGTTTTCCATGCTGCTTTGCTGACGGGGACATATTCACCTTCAACATGAGATAAATTCGCTGGTGCGGCCGATTCTGCTTGATATGTCGGAAGGGCAATCACCTCCGACATCGCTTTCATGGTTGCTGATGCGGTTGCCTCCGCGATGACGCGAGCAAGCTGGACAATTCTACTATCCACCTGAATTACAGGTGCGGGGTGAGTGATAGCTAACTGGGGGGGGGCTCGACTTCTTTTTTCAGTTTTTGCCAGTGCTTAATCATCGCCATACGACGAACGGCATCGTAACCTGTTACAAGGCATTCGGAGTGTTCATAATCAAGTTGGTACTCCCATGCGTTTGGATTATCGGTATTGTACTGCAGGCAATTAACACACTGATTCGTAAGGTAAAGCAAATCGGCTTTACGGATATAATCGCGCTCATCACCGCCGTAAAGCTTTGCCAGCATTGCACGAATATCACGGCAAACATCGGCATGGTTTTTATTTACCACTTCTGCTATCTCGCGACTGCTCATCATCGGTTGCTTACCAGTGCCTGCTAGTGTTAAAGTTCTTTCGGACATTGAAGTGTTCTCCATTCAGTAAAAGATGCGCTGATAGTTGCAGCTACCAGCGCGTTTTGTTTATTCATCCCACGGCTTGTTTGCAGCCTCCCTTGCGGCCTGCTGTGCAAAATAAATCAATTCAAAAGCTAACTGCTCTCCTTTTTCCAGCGAACTGAGAAGTCTTGCTGTTTCCAGCATGTCCGCGATATACCCGAAAATATCTGCCTGATGTAACTGCGTGATCTGAATAGCCATAGCGTTAACCTTGTTTTGTACTCATTGTGAGGACTTTATTAGTACTCACAATGAGGCTTGAAGTCAACATGTTTGTGAGGCATGTTGTTCTCACACTTTCAAGGGATCATATATGAGCAAAAGAGACGACCCGCAGTTGAGGGTACGCATACCAGAATTGCTAAAAGAGGCTTTGGAGAAGAAAGCACGGGCTAATAAGAGAACACTGACCTCTGAGATCGTTAGCCGGTTGGAATCTACTATTCTTCAGGACAAATTACTTCATACATCTAGGGGGTTTGAGGAAGCTGCTGATGAGATTCTCATACTCAGGGATCTTCTCGAGAAACTTAAGACAACGTACCATCGAGAGTATCAGGTCGAATGGGTTTATGAAAACAAATACGAGCTTATTGAAGTGATGGAAAAACTTAAGAAGTTGCTAAATCCTGAGAATGAATAGTGGATTCATCCTCTAAACTTTTACGTAACCGCCGGGTGATTTCGGCGGTTAGTGTTCTGTCGTTTTCTCTGGAAATTTTTTCCAGTGTGTCTTTCAAGTCTTGCGGGATGCGTACCCGCAATTGTGGGTCATCACGTTTACTCACAATATTCCCTCCAGATTTTTGCTATCCAGCACCACCACGGTAAAGCCCAGCTTTCGCAGACGTTCATGTTCGCGCAACTGGTCAGGCCGTGGTGGCTTGCCGGGAGATTTACATTCAACGAAAACGAGACGGCCGCCGGGTAGCAGGACAATGCGATCCGGTACCGAGCGGCGACCGGGTGACACGAACTTAAAGGCGACCCCGCCAGCCTTTTTCACTTCGGCGACGAGATGCTTCTCTATTAGGTTTTCACGTTCATAGGCCATCTGAATCCCACTCTTCAAAAAGCACATTCAATTCCAGTTTCTCTGCCAATGCGTTTTCTGCACGTGCGCCGGCAGAGTACTCCCACTCTTTGAGCATATAAATCGTATCGGCACAGCGAAGCATTGCGAGGCAGATGTCCATATACTGAGCCTGTGTCAAACCATCGGGTAAAGTTGCGGGGTTAAGCACAACATATCCCTTGTCCGTTAGCCTCTTTGCTGCGGAATGAAAAGCCGGGCGGTTAAATTGCTCGTAACCGCTCATCGGCCCGGCAACGTAAACGATCATTCTTCGACCGCCTTACGCTTTTCGCGCATGTTCTGCATCAGACAAAAATCAGACCGGCGTTCGCTCCAGTCCTGATTCAGTTCGTTACGTGACTGGCGGTTAGCCTTGGCCCAGACCTTCGCTGCCCGGTCATATTCGCCGGACTGCTCAAGGCGCAAGGCCTCCCTCGCAGCCCGGTAATAAAGCGGACTGTCCCGGTATTTAAATGACATATCTTTCGACTCCTGTAAAAAGCCCCTGGCTGAGCAGGGGCGAACTGAAGGATTAACGAGGTAAAGTGGGTGGGATATATCTGCCGATGCGGTCTTCTATGGTCGGCAGAATGCACATGCTGTCGCTGAAGCGGTCATGCAACTGGTAAACCAGTTTCGAATCCATTTTTTCGAGAGCAGGCATTAACTGCGCCCGCCAGATTTCATTGATGCGCCGGAAGTTATGACAGACGGCGCGGAGATTGTTGATGAACATCTCCTTCTCTGCGTCACTGACTGCTGTCTGCGCCTTCTGAATGCGTTTCGTGCTGCCGTTCCGGTAGAAGCGTTCCTGAGCAGCGACAGCCTCATCCACAGTCGGATAGCACCCGACGTAAACGCTTTTCTCTCCGTCCCATGCGTAAGCTCTGTACGGGTTGTATTTGCTCCGGTGATGGTAAACCATCTTCGGCAGACACTCCCTGTGTGGCGCCAGTATCGTGGAGGATTGCTGGTGCAGTTTGCGTTCGCACTCGATGAAGTATCGGCGGATCTGGCGGCCTTTTTCGTTGCGCTCCACCATCGCCAGTTCTTTGGCTGT